ATTCAATTCAGAGAAATCAACTGTTTGTATAAACGTGGTGCCCATACCATCAACACCCATTGTAGAAGTAGAATTACCTGATCCTGCAATAGCTGCACATTTATCTGCACCTAATCCATAACAAGAATTACCTGTTGGCATACTAGCAGGACCTTGGCCACCCCAATCAATATCCATGTCTCCTTCGTTTCCTGAAGAAACATAACCATTAGTGCCGTCTAAAAGGTCTCCAGAGTCTTGATTAGTGACAGTTACTTCAGTATTAGTGACAGTAGTTGTGGTAGTTGTAACAATTTCTGTACCAAAGTCTTCTTCAACAATGTCAATTTGTGTATCTTCAGTGGTTGTTACGCCAGGTGTACAAAGTCCTTCAGTATCAGGTAAACAGTCTGCTTTAGAATAAGAGGAGACCAGTAGTAATAAGGAACAAAGCCTTATAAAGTGCAATAGAACTAGCATCACTAAACTCCTTTGTTTCATCTTTTTTTATTTGCAAATAATCTTCTTTGTAAGGAGAACCCTCTGGAATTTTTTCAGGATTTTCCTCCCAATAAGCTGCAGCTTCAGCACCGATAAATCCGTTTACAGGGCACGGGGTCCCCGCATTTTTCATAGATGTCCAGACACGATGGTCCTGACACAACAAACTCACCGCCGCAACTTTCATGCCGTAGGAGTAAAGTGCACGACTTGTGCGAACACGCTCACAAAATTCATCTGTGACCACATAACCTGTAGCTACACCTAAAATATTATTCTGGACACTTCCGCCAATTCCAATTTTACATATATCACTGTTGGAATTTATTATAGAAGGTGCATTAGCTGTTGCAGGCGAGTTGTTTAAAACCGTTGACGACACTGTATTGGTGTTTGCTTTTACGTCTGTGGCAATAGCTACAGACGTAAATAAAGCTAAAATTATTAATAGTTGTTTCATCTACAAACGCATTCGCCACCACAATATTCACACATGATACATCCCCCTTATGCTAAACTAGCTATTACTTCACTCATGCCTTTCGCACGATTAGGCGTTTGTTTTGCCCAACGTGAGTCCAACATCTCCTCACTTGCTTTCAACCACTGAGGAGAATCCCCCTGTAGAGCAGCTAAAAAATTACGGAACTTAGAGACTCCTGTTTTTCCTAGTTGAAAAACCATTTCCACTACAATTTCATTAGCTAAAGAAGGCAAATTACAACCTTTTAATAGCTCTTCCGCTCCAGATATAGCGTTTTCTAAGTCTTTTTCTAATATTTCCATTAAAAACTTTTCTGAATATTTCTTATCATCTTCCCAAAATTCTTCTACGCAGAGGTGGCCTACTCCCACAGTTCTCTTGGATAAAGAATCCAAGTAAACCTGGTCCCTATAACCTTCATGGTCACGCACCGATTTCAAAAGTCTAGGCATATCTAATTCCATTATTTCTTAATTTTTCCTTTTTTATCTACTTTAAATTTTTTACCACCAGGACCTCTATAATTTCCCTCAGGTAATTTTTTTAACATCTTACCCGTTTCTTCATCTTTATATTGTGGTGTTTTTTTCGGGTTGCCAAAAGTTCTTCTCAGAGCTTTACCAAATCCTTTTAGTGCAATTCCAACAACGCTCATATTAAAACTCCTTATAATTCTTAATTAAAAACTCTTCCATCCATGCCATTTTATCATCCATGGACTGTAATTGTACCTTGATGACAGCAATATCTTGTTGCATTTCTGCAACACTATTTGCTTTTTTTTCAACAGCATTGAGTCTTTCACTCCACATGCCCCAGGTGACACCAAAGCTAAGAACTAGCCCTGCTAACCATAGCATATCTTTTGTGTTGAAATTAAACATTATATTCCCATTCCTCACCGTCTTCAGGATCTTTAAACATCATACCATCCATGGCCTGCATGTCCATAGGATTTGACATACCACCATGACCTAATCCTATTATACCACCCTCTGCTACTTCGTACATGTCAGCTTGATTATTAATTTGTGAAGGAGGCATTACCATATAATCGTTTGGATCTTGTCCTCTAAGTATTCTAGCAGGAAGTTCTACTTCTTTTAATCTTGTTCCTTCAATCAGTCCTGCTCTTCCAGGTTTGTCTGACATGTTTGGTTCACTAGAAATAGGTCCTTCAAATCCATCTGGAATACCAAAAGACTCATCAGGAATTTGCATATTATCTATATCTTGATCATAATATCCTATATCTTCCATTCTTGGTGCAGGCATATTTTCTTCAAAAGGAATAAGTTCTCTTTTCATAATTGATTCTCTAACACCAGGATCATTAACGTCTACTCTTTTTAGTTGACCGGTTCTTGTATCTAAAACATTCTTATACAAAGGTTCAGGAGTATTCATAAACTCTCTTGACTCATTTACATCTGAAGCTATATCTGCTTCTGTTTGTAATCTATCTAATAACTTAGTAATACCTGACTCAGGAGCTAAATCTTTCATAGCTGCTCTATCTTCTGCTAAATCTTTCATTGATAGATTTTCATCTGTTTCACGATCCATGTAAGGCATACCGCCTGGATTAGCTACACGATTTGTACCTGAGGGGTTAAACATATTAAGATCAGGCACACTTACTTCATCACCATTTGCAAAGTTCTGTATGATACCACCTTCATATTTAAATAAATCTTGTTGTTTAGGTTGTGGTCCTAATTCTATTTCTCTAATTGCTCTTTCACCTGCTTCTGGACTCATTTTACCATTAGCAACAGATCTTCTGATAGCATCTATTATGGTATCTTTCATAGCATTACCTGCACTTACAAATTTACCTGCTGCTGCATTCATAATACCCCCGTCTTTTACTTGAGCAAAAGGTAAATAATCTTGATAAGTTCCTGTTACATATCTACCTAACTGCGGATTAAAAAATGTAATTAGATCAGTGGTGTCTACTGTTTGTTGAGGATTAGGATCCGTGTTCCCTGGGTCAGGATCAGGTGCTACAGGATCAGGTTCATTAGTGTTTTGTCTAAAGGATACAGGATCAGGTGTATTCTGATTTTGTTGTGCCCTGTAACTAGGAGTTCTTGCCATAGCTTTTTTTTCTGTTGTTGTTAAAGGTAGGTAAGATAAATCACCCATGTTAGGATTAGGTGAAAAATAATCTCTTACTCCTGTGCCTAAGTTTTTTAGAAGTTCCATCTGAATTGAACCTGGTATTAAATATTGACCAAGGCCTTCATTTCTAACTATTGTACCTCCTGTTGTAGAAGGTGTTCCCACAGCATCAGGATCATAAGACAATTCATTATAACCTGAAAAAGTTCTTCCCATGTCACGTAGTAGTTCCATACCTGAAGGTGCCTTAGCATTAACATTGGGAAGTTGCATAGACAATATTTGTCTTTCGTCTTTATCGTAAACAGGTTTATCTAAACCTGAAAACTGTAATCTTTCGATACCATCAGGTCCTTCGACAACTTTAGCACCGGCGTCTAATCCTTCTTGATAAGGTCTCGCTTTTTCTAAAAATTTTTCAAAATCTGCGCCTCTATCATATTTTACTTGACTCTTTTTTTCTTCTTTCATTAAATCACTAAAAGTATTAGGTAGAGATGATCCTGCTAGTCCTACATTTCTTGCATCTTTTGCAGCTTGCATAACTTTACTAATAGTTGATTTACTTGCACTTTTACCTTTTCCACCTTTAGGCTTACCTTTAGGTTTGCTTCTGACAGGTTTTTTAGCTGTAGTTTTTTTTACAGAAACACCTTTTCTATTAAAAGCATTTTTAGTGCCTATTTCTGCTCTACCGCCAACATATAATTTTTGTATCTGTGTCATTAGGGTCTTCTCCTTCCTGGTATACTCATAATACCTTTATTATAGATTATACCACCACGTTTAGCTGTTGCAATTGCTCCATATATATTACCACTTGCTAAAGCTGCACGTTGATTAGGATTCAACTGACCTCTTGTAGGTCCACCTATAGGTCTAATAGGAGACGACATTCTACTTGCTACAGGTTGAGTTTTAATCTCTCCTGATACGTTCTTTGAATTTTGCATCTCTTCTAATTTAATTTGTTCAGGTCCTTTTTCAGGAGGATTCTCTTGAGGAAATCGAGGTTCAAAAGTTTTTAGCTCTTGAGGTGCACCAGGTGCAGGAGAAATACCTGCATTTGTTTTTGTAAGTTGATAAGGCTTACCTAATAAGTATTGAGTTAAACTATCAATATCATCAAAATCTAAGTTTTCAGGTACATCAGGCTCATCTCCTAATACGATTCTTGCGGCACGTACCATGTTAGCTTTTCTCATAGTAGAGTTTATGTCAGTGTTAAACATACCTGCCATTAAATTTTTAAGAGCTTGAGGATCAGATAAAATTTTAGCTTGATGACGAGCAAGAAGAGCTAGTCCTAATCCACCAACAGGTCCGAAGGCCACGTTTGATGCAAGAAAAGCCCCTGACAGACCACCTACACCTGCTAACACAGCACGACGAGCTACGAATTGAGCAGTTTGTGGTATCTTAGTTTCATATCCTATTTGAGCTAAATCAAGTAATTCATTAATTTGTTGTAAATGTGCTTTTGCTCCTTTAATACCAATTTTTTTACCATCTTTACCAAGTGTTTCTGCAAACATAGCTTCTAAAAATTGATCACCATCTCTAGTTCCCATTTTAAGTTTGTCTTTTAATTTTTGAGGATTAAACACATTAACATTCATAATATCAGAACTAGTTGTTTTTGTTCCTGTTTGTGCATCAAATTGTTTTTGTTGAACTTTATAATTTTCAACAGCTCCTGTTCTTTTATTGTAAGCAATAACATCAGAAGAATCATTCCAAGCTTTAGTAATATAAGTTCGAGCTGCATTGTTAATGGCATCCTCACCAGGATTATCAAAATTTCTTTTAATTATGCTTGATAAATCTTTCATAGCCAGGGCACTTGGTCTTGTATAAAATGTATCAAATACTTGATTAGCAAGTTGATCAGCATAAAGCATTCCTGGTTTTGCAACTGCTCCTGCGGCAAACATATTTTGATCTACTAGTTTAAATACCTGTGCTACAGGTGTATCGTATTGATTAGCCATTTTAATAAAGTTTTCATTAGCTCTTGAAAGAGAATCTTTTACTTGATTCATCTGTGCCATGATAACTTCATCATCAAAAGTTTTCCATTCCTGAGTGGTATTGAAATCTTCTTTCATAGCTTTTTTAAATTGATGTGCTTGACCTGCTATAGCATCACCGTCTTTAACACCTACTGTTTGTACATACTCACCCCATAGCGAGTTAAATTGTCTTTCCATTGATCTATACTGTTCAGCATTAATATACTCAGGTGTTCTTGCTAAGTTCACTAAAAATTTTTCAAAGTTACTAGCTGTTTGTAACCCTCCTATTTGATCAGGAAGTCCCTCTTCGTAATTTTGAAGTCTTACCTGACCTCTTTTTTGTTGTTCAAGAACTTCTGATGCTAATGATCTTATTCTAAAAGTAGGAATATAGCCTTGTTTTTGACTAGCGTAAGGTCCTGTAGAAGGTATGACATCATCCAAAGCTCTTGCTCTTGCAAAAAAATCTTCATAAAACTGAGCATTTAATCCTGCCCATGTTCCAAATTTATCTTGAGCTTCTTTGGTTAAAAATACACCAGCGTCCATGGCTGTTGCTATTGGAGCTAATTCATTTAAGCTTGCAGCTAATTGTTGATCAGACCACCAAGCTTGTGTTGCCTTTGCCTTTCTTATAGGAGTACCCACAAAAGGAAAAACACCTAAAACTCTACCATACCATTGTGCCCAAGAATTATCAGAAACGTTAGCA